AATCTTCAATGCTCTGAGGGAACTGTCGAGTCAAGCGAAGCGGACAGCATCTTCAAGATTGCTACTGAGTTTAGCTTTGCTAGTTATCAGCAACTTATTGAAGCTGGTGTCTCTCGTGAAATCGCTCGTGGTGTATTACCTCAAAGCACATACACGACTTTTTACATGACCGGGAATCTTCACAATTGGATTAAGTTTATCAAGCTCAGGGATCATGAACACGCTCAACCGGAGACAAGGGACATCGCTCAACAGATTAAAAGAGCGCTTGAAGTTTGCTATCCTCATTCTATGCAAGCTTACTTTGGAGATAATCATGAGTAAACTATATAAAAATTGGACTGTTCATAATCTTATCTCTCATCCTCTCATGGAGATTATCTACTTGATGAGTTTTGGTAGAGCTGAAAGATTCTGTAATTATATTCATGATGTGACTATTCCAGATCATACTCCCGGTAAAGGGCGCGGAAAATGAATGATGAACACTTAAAACAATTCTGTCTTAAACTCGATCAGCGCGGATTCTCAATCAATGAGATTCAAAAGGCCATCATCACTAATCATGATATTGTGCTTTGCTTGGAAGATGTTGAAGGTTTGTTGCGTGATGCTAAGAATGAACAAGGCGAACAAAAACACGCACACGCGAGGGAAGCTAAGGTCTTGAAGGCTCTTTGTGAGATCAAGCAAAGGCTTGTTCATACTGATTGCTCTCCGCTTCAAAAGGAAAGTGAAGCGCTTTATCAAACTATATGGTCCGTAATTGGAGAACATTATGGCTGGAACAAAGAAGAAGACATCGAAGACACCGAAGATCAAGAGGAAAACTAAAGCTCAAATTGAGCGAGAGAAGAAGCAAGAAGCTCTCTTGGATAACATAAGGGCCGGAATGTCCATTGGCGCTTCATGCTCTCAAGCCGGTGTTGGTCGTACAACTCATTATGATTGGTATGATAAATATCCAGACTATGCCGAAGAGGTTGATGCTGCTATTGGCTTCTCTGAAGCTGTCATGCTTGCCAAGCTTGATCGGTGCATTGACGACAAGATGGATTGGCGCGGTTGGGCTTGGAGATTGTCAAAGCGCTTCCCTGACCTTTATGGCGACTTGAAGCAGATTGAAATGAATGTCAGCAACAAGTCCGATGGATCCGAAGAAGTTCTCAGCATGATGAAACAGCTAGAAGCACAGGTCCAAAATAAGGAAAGCCTAGTCCATAATTCAGGGGAGAACTCTGAAGAGGACTAGGCCATCACTGACATGAATACTTTGACAAGAAGTATCGAGCGGAAGACTAAATCATATTATGGCTGAAATCAAACTAAATCCTTTACAGCTTGAAATCATCAAGGGGATCACTCGCAAAGATAAGGTAATAGCAGCTCGTTGTGGTTGGGGATCCGGCAAGACTTCAGCGCTTGTTTTCTCCATCCTATACCTTGCTAAGACAAGACCGGGAACATCATCCTTGTTGGTCACTGATACAACTCCAAGATACAACTCTGTACTCATGCCGGAGATGGAGAAGTGGTTGAGTCCTCTTGGGTGGACATATAACCACACCATGAAGCAATGGACCGATCAACACACAGGAAGCCAAGTTTGGTGTAGGTCTTACTTTCGACCAGGCACAAGGGAAGCAACGCACAATCCTCTTGAGGGTCTTAACGTGACAAGCGGTGTCTGTCTCATTGACGAATGTCAGACTTTAACAATGGAAGTTGCACACAAAGCTCTTGGGCGTCTTCGTGCTGGTCCAAGTCCAATCTTGATCTTGGTGGGTCTTCCTGTTGTCGATGCTTGGTGGGTCAACATGGCAGAGAGTCAAAATATTGCTCCTTTGTTTTTTAGCTCTTATGTCAACCAAGACAACTTGGCAGATGAGTGGTTCGAAGCAACCAAAATGCTTCCACCGGATGAACGTGAAGCCATGATCATGAATAAGCCAAAGCCACCGAGCGGATTGATTTATTCAGAGTTCACCGAAGCGAGTCATGTGATTGATAATTGGGAGTACAAGGAAAGCATGACCGGCCGAATCGCCATTGATTGGGGCTTTAGGAAGCCAAGTGTTTTGATCATGGCTTATGATGAAGCGCTTGATGCAACTGTGATCTGCCATGAGATCAATCCGCAGGAAGTGACAACCGACCAACTCACAACGTTAATACTTGCCATAGCTTGGCCTCGCTCGTTAAAGTCCAAAGCTCCCGGTCCTCGAATATGGATTGATACCGGAGTAGCTGACAAGGCAGGCAAGGCGAGGAATGACCAAACAGGCCAAAGCGCTTTTAGGGTAATGAGACAAGACCCACCAAGAGGGCTTGGAGTTCCATTAAGACACACCACCGATCCAATCAAGGTTGACATCTTGAACGGAGTCCAAAGGCTAAAACGTGCTTTCAATTCAAAGCGCTATCTCATCACCAAAGAAGTTTGGGACAAAGGCGAGCGAGCCACCGGAAACAGTATTCGCAAAGCTATCCTCTCTTATGCTTGGGATAATAAAGAGCAACCAAAGAAGGATGGAAGGGAAGATCCGCTTGATGCTCTTCGCTATGATTGCATTATGTTTAATTGGCATGAGAGCGCTTTAGATCAAAAGTACAAGCCAAGAAGATCGGCAGGTGTTAGAAATAGAAATGTTAGAGTGGGAGGATCCAAGACAAGGAGCTTTTAATGGAACTGATTGAAACAAAGTTGGCCATAGTGCTTCTTGATCTCATTGGCTCAACTCGCTTCGTTCAATCAGCCGGAGCTATGAAAGCAGCAATGTGGCTTCAAAAGCATGATCGGCTTACTCGCTCCCTGATATACAAGTTCAATGGTCGTGAGATTGATAGGTCAGATGGATTCTTGCTTTCCTTTGAGCGACCGATTGACGCTGTGAACTTTGCTTTGATCTACCAAGAAACGATTCCACCAAAGATCAAGCTTGGCTGTCGGATTGGGATTCATTGGGGAGTTGTGGTTGAAGTCAAGCAAGATGAGATCTTCACCATGACCGGAGCCAAGTCAGTTGAGTTGGAAGGCATTGCCAAGAATATCGCAGCAAGGACAATGAGCCTTTGTCAAGCTGGTCAAGTGTTGCTTACGACCGAAGCAATGAAAGCGATCAAAGGCCGAACTAATAACTACACTCCCAAAAATACAAGGTATGCTTGTGTTGGTGAATACCGATTCAAGGGAGTCAAGGAAACTCAAATCGTTTATGCTGTGGGATCAACTATTGAATCTTTACAGCCACCACCGGGAAGCGAGAAGGTGAAGCGAATAGCAGGCCCAAAGAAGATCAAGAGCAAAGCAAGGGATAGGAAATTGAAAGAATGGCTAGTTTGGTTTGCTGTGCGTTATTGCATGATCATGACTTTCTATGTGATCAGCGTTTCAGTTCCTGTCTTGATTGATCCACATTCAAGGCGAATGAATGGAGTTGATGACTTGTTCTTTTGGATTGATTATATAGTTGAGTTTATAACTATGTTTTTCGTGGGGGTATTATGAACGCAATAGAAGACAGACAAGAAGCCAAAGAGTTCTCCAAAGATGTCAAGGCAAGGCGCGGCTGGTGGTTCTCTGTCATGTTCTTGCTTCTTATCGTTGGCCTGATCTTATTCCTGACTTATGTCAAGATCGTTGATGAGAATCGTGATGTCCTTGTTGGAATACTTGGTGTGATCACAGGCTCAATCTCCAGCATGGTCGCCATTGCTAGCGGTCGGGATCCATCCGAAGTGGAAGAGCTAAAGGATAAACTAGCAAGCGCTAACTCAGACAGAGAAGCTTTAATCGCTCGCCTTCGTGATGCACAGATTCAAATGCAATTATTGAGAGAGCAGATCTTTGAACTCCAAACAGCTGTCATCGATAAGCTATCAATCTTTAGCGGTCAGAAGCCGATCAAGACCAAGTCCACAGATCAAGTCATCTTGGATCCGACCATTGAGGAATGGATCCCTAAAAAGTGATTGACTTTAGTTATTACTTAGTTGATAGATATTAAACATATCACTGTTGTGACTTTCTACTTTGGTAGGTGGGGAGCATGACGCTTGAGAGGTCACTGACTGCAATCAGTGGCCTTTCGTCATTTTAGGCATTGTCTTTTTAAGATTCTCAATCTATAAGAGAAGCCTGTCGGTTGAACACGACATAAAAACAAGGGTAAGGAAAAGGCCATTGATCAAAAGTCAGTGGCCTTTTTCTTTTCGGAGAATATAAAGCTTACTCTCAAGGTGTTCTAGATTCTGGAAAAGAATAAAAAGAGAATAAGCTACTTCACTCCCTAGTCCAAAGAAGCGCCGACTTCAAAAAAGCTAAAGAGTGAAGTTGGATGAACATAACACTTGATTTTATACTGAACAAGCTTTTATTGATAAATATGTGTTCAGTGTTTATAGTGTTTGTAAGCACCAATCCATTCAAGGGGCGCTAATGAGCTACAATGAAACAAAAGAACGCTCACCGAAGCATATGAGAGCGCTGACACCTAGATTCACCACAAGAGGAATCACAGGAACTCAATTAAGCGGTGGTGTCATCACAGGCAAAGAGCAGAATCCACAGCTAACCGGCCTTAATTGGGTTCAAGAAGCTGAGGAAATGTTGAGGACGGATCCGATCGTAAGACGCTCTTGGCATATGCTTAGACAGACTTTGCTCTCTGCAACTTGGCGCTTTGAACCTGGCATTGAAAACGATCCAATGGCTGACGAGTTGGCAAGATTCGCCAATGAAGCTTTTGGGTTTGATGGTTACTCCGGACAAATGACTTTGAGTTGGGAAGATCAACTTGCTTATCTTTTTGAGTTTGTGCCTGTTGGTTATCGTTATGCTGAAGAAATCTATCGAGTAGGTCCATGTTCAAATGGCAATGTTAGAGTTTGGCTTGATCATTATGCAGATCGTGAACCTAGCGCCCATCAACGTTGGCTCAGTAGAGACAATCAAAACTTGGATGGCGTTCTTCAAAACGTGGTGGGTCTTACTTACGTTCCGGAACCAATTCCGGCCAACAAGCTTTTATTGCTCACTCTCAACAAGACCGGATCCAACTTTGAAGGTGTGGGAATGTTGCGTCCGGTTTGGTGGTGGTGGCGGACCAAACAACGAGTTTCAAATCTTATGTGTGTTGGCCTTGATCGTTGGGCAGTACCTACTCCAAAAGTAAAAGTTGACAGATCACAAGCGGAAGCTCTTGGCTTAACTGATGGTGACATTGATGCAATGGTCAACGATGCTGAAGCTCAAGCGCAACTATTTATTAGTGCAGAGCAATCCTATCTTGTTGAGAATGATGCTGTCAGTTTTGACACTTACGCAGCACAACCAAATCTTTATGCAAGCGGGCCTTTGGAGATCATAACCAAATGTGACTCTCAAATGTCAGCTGCTTTCCTCACTCAGTTTGCAGATCTTGGCAACACTGAAACAGGAGCAAGATCAGTTGGTGAGATTCACTTGTCTGTCTTCAGAAGAGCAGCAATCAATCTTTGTGATCTTGTCGCTGGTCAAGTCAGCGGTGTTGATCGTAGAGGCGGAGGAACTATTGGTCGGTTGATCCGTTGGAACTTTGGCTTAGTCGATCCTTCCAAGCTTCCAAAGCTAACTCACACCGGTCTTGATACTGACGACTTGGCGGAATCTTTGGGGATGCTTCCCGGTCTTGTTCAAGCCGGTCTACTCACTCCGGATGATGAATTAGAGCGAGCAATCAGAGAACGTCTTGGCGCAGGTGATCTGCCTGAAGATGCTCAACGATCAGCGCTTGAAAGAACTGCGAGTCTTGGCGGTGGTGGTGGTGTCTCTGCTCTTGCTGAACAGCTAATCAAGCGGAGAAAAGCTAATGGCTAAGATCAAGAAGCGTACACAGGCCCAAACTCCTGCACCTAAAAAAGATCAGAAGACCGGAAGCGCTAAGAATCCAAAGGGAAGCGCAAGCGGTTCTCGTGGTGGAATCGAGATAAGTGACCAAGCGGTCAAAGCTCTCCAAAACATGATCGACAAACATAATGACCAATACAAAGCCAAGTCTAAGAAAGTAGACATGGGAATGTTAAAGGCAGTGTTTAGACGTGGAGCCGGTGCTTTTTCTGTTAGCCATAGACCGGGCATGACAAGGACTCAATGGGGGCTTGCTCGCGTTAAGACCTTCCTTAAGTTGGTCGGTACAGGCGAACGAAAGAAAGCATACAACACTGATCTTGACTTGCTTCCCAAAGGCCATCCACAGCGAACCGAAAAGGAAGCCAAAGCTGAAACTTTAGCACCGGCTAAGTATGATCATATTGACTTTACTCCACCAAAGGGAGCGCAAGAAGCTGCCAAGCGAGCGCTTGAAGTCAGAGCGACCAAGCCACCAAGTCAGCGAGGAATGACTGATGTTGGCATTGCTAGAGCTAGAGATCTAGGCAATGGGAAGCAACTATCTCCCGACACTGTTAAACGTATGCTCAACTACTTCACTCGACATGAAGTGGATAAACAAGGTTCCACATGGAACGATCAAGGCAAGGGCTGGCAAGCTTGGCAAGGTTGGGGCGGTGATGCCGGCTTTGCTTGGTCAAGAAAGATTGTGAATCAAATGAAACGTGCAGACGAAAAGTCAACAAGCCTTAGAGCTTATGGCGAAGCAATTCAACTTACTCACTTGAGCGAGCCAAGTTATGACATCCCGGATGGACTCACCATAGGGAAGCCATTCAAGACCTTAGCTCTTGGCCAAGTATCATCACGAATGAACGGTGAGAACATAGGTCAAGAAATAGATCATGAATTACTCAGCGAAATGATCAGAGTCTTTAATGAGCGCAAGCTTGCGGATCCTGTGATCATTGATTGGCAACACGCCACATCACCTTTTCAAGGTGGCTCACCAGCTCCTCCCGAAAGTGGAAATGCTCTTGGGATGATCGTTGAATTAGAACTTAGAGAAGATGGACTCTATGCAACACCAGCATACAACGAGCGAGGTCTTGATGTTGTCAAGTCTGCCGGTGGTGTTCTTTGGTCAAGTCCTGAGTTCTTAAATGGAGAAGTATTCTCCAGAGATGGCGGATCCAAAATTGGAGATGCCCAATTACTAGCAATCACTCTCACTCCCAGACCTGCTCAATCCAACGATAAGATTGGCCGGGTACTTTTAACCGAAAGGATAACCTCAATGGACAACATTGAATCATTATCTGTTGAAGAACTACGCCAAATGCTCGTTGCAAAAGACGCTTTGGTCAAAGAACTTGAACAAAAGATGAAGGACATGATGGCTGAATCTGAGTCTGCAATGGTCGATCAAAAAGAAGAGACTATGAAAGAGGAAGAAGACAAAGCCGAGAAGATGAAAGAAGACGAAGAAGACAAAGCTGAGAAGATGAAAGAAGACGAAGAAAAGAAGTCTTATAAGATGTCTGAACAGCTCACTGAGTCTACTTTATTAAGTGAAGTTCAAGCGCTTCGTGAAAACAACGCTAAACTTTCACAGCGTCTTGAAGCTATTGAAGCAGAGAAGAAAGAAGTTGAAAAGCGCGAAGCAATCAACACTCTATTAAATGAAGGCAAGATCACTCCAAGTGAAGCTGCTGTTGCTGGTAAAGCTTTCGAGCTTCGTGAACTCCAAGCTGAGTTTTGGACCATGTTCAGCGAGCGACCTGCCAACAGCGCTCTTCCTTTGGTTGAAGTTGGTCATGGCGCAAGTGGCCAAGAAATCAACAAAGCTACTCTTGACCAAGAAGTCCGTAAACTAGCAACTGAAAAGTCTGTCAGCTATTCAGAAGCTCTTGACCTATTCGCTAAATCAAATCCCGATTATTACAACAAAGTATTTGGAGCTTAATCATGAATAACATCATTAAGACTTTCGTGGCCGATGGAGCCATCACTGAGTTCGCTCTCGTTTCTTCAACAACTGCAGGAAAAGTGACTGTCACTTCTGCTGCAGATGATGCCCGTTGCATCGGCATTGCTCAACGTGCTTGCGCAGACGGTGAGGTTGTTGAGGTTCTTGTTCAAGGTGAATCACGAGTTATCGCTGGAACCGGCGGAATTGCAAACACTGTTTCACTTGTTATGGCCGCCACCGGTGGAACTGTTTTAGCTCATGCTACTAGTGGAAATTATGCTATCGGCCAAATCCTTCCCAACGTGAACCAAGCTTCTTCAAGCGCTGATGATCAGATCTTGATCAAGTTCACCGGCCCTAACAATCTACTTCCTTAAGGAGTTAAATCATGGCTTCATCATATTCAAATCTACATCCTGTCGATCAGATCTTAACAAGCCTAGTCCAAGAAGTTGTACCTAGCGACAATCAACTGATCGCTGACAAAGTTCTTGAGACTATCAAAGTTCCTGAACGTTCAGGTACTCTATTAGTTGAGAACACTCGAAACTTCATGGGCGCAGGCGCAGGCCTTGACATTGAACGCGCTCCCGGTTCAAGTCGTGCTTCAATCGGTGGTTTCGATCGTACAAGCCAAACCTTCAAAGCTAAGATCTACAGCGCAAGCGATTCAATCGCAATGGAAGACATCTTTGACAGCCAATATCCCGGCAGTGAAGAAGCTCGCATTGCAAAGAAAGTTGCTCGCGTTATGAAGCTTGCTCGTGAGAAGCGCGCGGCTGATCTTCTTTTTGGTACTGCTAACTTTAACAACGACAGCGCTACCAATGAGTTTGGCGGTAAGTTCAATGCTGCTGGTGCTGAAGCTCTTAGCTATCTTCACGAGCTGAAGGACACCGTCTTTGAAGCTGCTCATGGTATCAATCCAGACACCTTGATCTTTGGTCGTCAACTCTTTAGAGAGTTAGCGCGCAATCCTGAAGTTCGCGGTTATGTTGGAGCAAGCGATCAAGGTATCGCAAGCGGTGAGCGCATCTTAAATGATGAAGCGGTGATTGCTGTTCTTCGTGATGTTCTTGGTATTCCAAACATCCATGTTGGTCAAGCTCGTCAAGACACTGCTGTTCCTGGTGCTACTAGCTCAGAGTCTTACATTTGGACCGGTGACAGCTT